TATAATTTTTATATATATTTACAAAACGACTCTTTTGATGTGGCTCAATTTCATCCGATCTTGATAAAAAGATTGAAATCTGATTTACTGATTCATTTCTCTCAATTATTAATTGTGAAAAGATATCTCTTAATAAACGATTATGTTTCTCTTCTAAAGCAGACGATTTATCAGATTCCATTATTTCACTAAAAACTTCAACTAATTTTTCATTGATTATTTTATGTTCCTCTGTTAAATTATCAGTATTTAATTCAACTAAATAATTTGTAAATCTATCCTCTAATGATGCATAATTTGTAATAGAAAGATAATCTTCAACTGTATATCTATACTTTTTCTTAGTTATACCCCGATAAGATAATGAATTATTACGACCTAAAGTATTTAATATCGTATTAAAATTATCAGGAGATAGATCTATCGTTTTATATTTATTTATTTCTGGAATATTTTCATCTACTTGGATTGTATTTGATAAAAATTCATAATGATATTTATCTTCAGTTTTACGAACAATATCACCCAATTCATCATACGCATAAAGACTAAATAATTTATTTATAAAATCTTTTCTTTCCTCTACTAAACGACCGAAAGGTAATTCAGGATATACTATTGGGGTAATATAATTATAAATTCGCTTTGGATATGTATTTAATAAAGATAAATCATATGTATTTATCATATTGTGAATGTACGCATTGCATGTTTTTTCATTTGTATAACAAGATTGTATATTTGTATTTTTATCACCATATAAAGCTAATATTTCCGGAATTACATTTTGTCTTAATTTACTAAAATCTAATTTTGTAAATCCATTTGATTCTTCGTTGTATCCACTCTTTTTCATTATTCTTAAAATTTCATCTCTTTTATCACATGTCTCTAATAATCTTTGAAAGGTTAATGTTATAAATAAATTACTAGGATGAATACCATACAAAGATACAGCATATCTAAATAATTTCTTAAATGAATTATTCTTTAAAATACTTACTTCAGGTATCCCTAATACGTCAGATAATGGAATATTTAATGACTCCGTTAAAGGTCTAACTATTGAACTATTTTCAATTGTATTTCCACCATATATTTTTCTTAAATAATTATGATTCTGTTCTGAAATTGATTCTAAAAAATCTTTTACACCTTTCACTAATACATTTTTCTGTAATGGCTTGAAAGTTACCCATTCTTCTTTTAAATATTTATGTTTTTCAGATTCAATAAAATCTTCATATTGAGTTATTCTCTTGATAATTTTAGGGAAATTAGGCTCTAAACAATATTTTGTAACTAATCCTAATTGAATATCTATCTCATTTGTCCCAAATTCTTTTTCATTCATTAATCCTAAACAATTTTCCCAAATTTGTTCTGAATTATATTTTTCAGATAATCTTCGTATTTTAGCAGACAAATATTTTAATACATTCCTATCAATATCATGATCAATTATATTAATTAACTCAAATGATTTATTTTTCTTTAAACCAGTGAAAAATGAAGGTATTGCTGTCTGTATATATAAAGCTGTTAAAGAAGTTATCATTAACACTTTATTTGTATTTTTTAACCATTTCTGAAATGATTTCATAACATTAAATCGCTTCTCTTTGTATTCCTTCTTTTTTAATTTATCTTTTTCCTTTTTCTCTAATTTTTTTAATCTTTCTATCTCTTTACTAACTCTTGGATGGATTTCTGTTTCACTTACTTTTTGCATTCCATATCTTATATCAGATAATTCATCATGATCAATTAATTCATAAGATAATAATATTTCATATATATCATCTTTCTCTAATGGAACACCTAAAGAACCACCTATTAATTTAATAATTGTCGATATTTCTTCTTTTTCAGATAAATAATCATCTATTTCTAAATTTTTATCTTCGCGAATTACTTCACGTGTAACCATTGGTTTATCATCTTGATAGCCATCAAATAATGATGCTTCTTCATCACATAAATAACCACCGCAAATTTTACATGATATATATCCATCTTGTGGAGGTAAACCAAATTTACTTTTCATTTTATCAAATACATCATTCTGATTTGTAATATTAACATCATACAAATAATGTTTGCACAATATCTTTTCACCTGTATATTTATTATACAAATAATTAGGAGATTCTGTAACTTTATCTGATTCACGAGTAAATATATCAATAAATTTTCTTAGATAATGATTCTTTTTTTCGCGTTTAGTTAAACTAAATATATAATCATACGATAATACTAAACGATTTTCATCAGTTAATGGAATTTTTCTAATTTTGAAAGTTTCTTTGGGTAACGATTTAACTGATTTTACATATTCATCATGATATCTACGAATATTATTTTTGAGTAACTCGGTTATTTTATTACGGTCACTTATCTTCAAATCAGAATAATTTATCTTATACTTAAATAATAATTTTTCAATATCTGTTAAATTATAAATATAATTACTTATTTCATTTTTGACTAAAACATTCATTATCTCTATAATACCACCTTCTCTGTAATTATAACAATCAGATAAACTTGTATATTCAGGTAAATTATGAATTATATATTTATTTACATCTCTTTCTGGAAGATCATCTTCTGTAGATGATACAAGATATGCTTCTTTCATTTTATCTTTTTTTCTAAATTGTAAATCTTTATTGTAAAAATTGTAAATATATTTCTCAAAAACAGTAAAGACAGATAATGAATCCAAATTAACCGAATACATTAACTTATTTATTGGTTCCTCTAATAATCCTATTAATCTTAAATTATTGGATGGTAATATTGTTGAATCATTCAATAATATAGGTTTACTATTTATTCTTTCATCATACATATAACTTCCCAAAATACCAGAACAATTATTTTCTTGTAAACAATTTCTTAAATATATCCCCGAATATTCATCTGTTTCACAACCATGACCTGTCGTCGTATGTATCGGTTTAGAATATTTAAATGAATTATTTAGAAACTCACGATAATTATTTATTTTATCATTTTCAGCTAAAAATTGCTCATTTAATTCTTGACTTAATAATTCATTTTCTTCATCATATAATTTTAAATTATCCTCTATAATCGGTATTAACCAATAAGGTAATTGAGTAATAACCTTAGGATTTTCGACATCAAATAATAATTTCGTAAAATTATGAATCATTATCTCAACTTTCTCAATTAATAATTGATTATCATAAATATCCATTGACCGAATTAATGAAGATAATAAATCATCCTTTTTAGCATACTCAGAATATTTCTTCTTCACTAATTCATCAACATCAAACATGTATTCCTTAGAATCATCCTTATCATCTTCTGAATCGGGTTCATAAGGAATAACACGTATCATATCTACAATTTCATAATCATCAGTTTTCAGAATAATATCACCTGATTCAAATAAAAATGTTATGATCTTATTTGAATCATCCTCCATCTTTAATAACCCATCTTTTGGCAATATTTCAACTATCTTACACATAAATGGAACATCTCTTTTCTCTAATATCATAATAAATATATCCCCCATATCATATGATACAGTAACTAAATCATCTAAGTTGGGTAATTCATTATAACCACCTATATCTTCAGATAATTCTTCAGATAATTCTCCAGATAATTCTCCTGTAACTTGTTCTTCCGATGCTTCATCGATTAATGGATCGTCGGGTAAGGGATTTCCAATAGGTATTTCGTCTTCGTCCATTTACTAATGATAATATTTTTTTATAAGTATTAAATCGTAAAATAATATTTAAAAACAATTTATTTAATAATAGTATCCAATAAATGGAACTTCAAAATTATATAAACTCTCATCCTAATTACATTTCTGAATTCAAAAAGTCTTCGTTAAAAATTCGTTCATTTAAGGATCTTAAAATTGTATCTTCTTCTTACGATCAAGAAATAGTATTGAATGATAAAAATGATTTATGGAAAATGTTTTGTCGTGGAGCTGTAATTAATTCTGATCATAAAATTATATGTTTACCTCCTGTAAAATCAATTGAATTAAAAAATAGAAATGAACTATCTGAACTATCGGAAAATATGGAATATGAAACATTACTTGATGGAACAATGATTAATTTATTTTATTATAACAATGAATGGTTAATCTCAACTCGTAGTGAAATTGGTGGTTATAATAAATGGAATCATAAGAAATCATTTCGGCAAATGTTTAATGAATGTGCTGAATGTTGTCAATTCGATTATGAGACTCTTGATAAAAATTGTTCTTATTCATTTGTAATGTGTCATGTTGAAAATAGAAATATTTCACCGATACAAAAAAATAATCTCTTCCTCGTAGAAGTATACCGATATTGTGACAATGAAATTCAAAGACTTCCTAAATCTGAATATCCTGTAAATAATTATACAATTAATGAATCTTACAAGAATAGAGATGAATTTATGAAAATGTATTCGGAACCTATTATCCCTTATCAATGCAAAGGATTTACTATAAAAGATGGATCTATGCGTTACAAATGGATTAATCCATATTTTAATGAAATTAAAAATTTAAAAATAAATATGAATAATGATTGTCTTAATTATATCGAATTAAGGAGAAATGGAAATCTTAAAAAATATCTCCGATATTTTCCTGAACATCAACATTTATTTGATACTTATCGCGAAAAAATTCATGAATTAAGTAATGATCTTTATAGAACCTACAAAAATGTATTTATCTATAAAAATGTAGATAAAAATGAAATTGAATATCACTTGAAACCTTTAATCTATGATATTCATCGTAATTATCTTGAAAATAAATCACCAACAAAATGGGATGATATTAAACAATACATTCACACTATCCCATCCAAGAAATTAATGTTCGCTTTGAATTATTGTTAAAAATCGAACCGAAAATCTAAGGCGAGAAAATCTGAAACGTTAAAGATGATTTTCTAATATTTTTTTACTATTTTCTAAGATCATGGAATATTTATCATTTGATATTTCATTGGTTAAAATTTCCGCTAATTCTTTTTCATCTGAAACTCCCAAACAATTTATCCCTGATTGAAATAAAGATCCCTTTGTAATCCATTCATTGTGAAGAATTAATATACAATCATGATAAATAGCTTCAAGAAAGGTATATTGAGTTCCACCACCATCTTCTTTAATTGTAGACATATCAATCATATATTTTGCATCTTTTAAAATACTTTTTTCTTCATATAAGGGAGATAAATTTTTAGGAAATTTACCTTTCCAATATTTTTCAATATTAAATTTCTTTAATTTATGATGAACATAAATTCTATTTTCAGCTCCGAATAAATGAATATGATTTGATTCATCATTTATTAATTGATTTGCTTTTAAGATTATATCTGTATTTTTATCAAAATCAATACGAGCAATCGAAACACATTTATATCCTAATCCATTAGTCTTTGGTATCTCATACGAAAAAAATGGATGAGGCATAAATTGAGATTGAACATTCAATTTATTCATTAAATATTCTTGAACCGATTCACGAATTGTAATAACTTTGAAATGATTCAATAATATAATATCATTTTTATCAGTTGATTGAACTAAAGGATTACCCTGCTTTGATGGTTTACATTCCGTTGGATCATGAATTACTATTTGAGTTTCTGATGGGAATAAATGTAAATAATCCCAATAATGTTTATCAATCGCCGTAATCACAATATTATTTAATTTAATAACATCTCCGATACTTAAGTTTTGATATTTACAATCATAACCATAATCTCTTTTTTTCTTTTCAGTACGACTCGCTATCTTATAAATAGGAGCCTTATATTTATGAGAAAGATGAGCTGTAAAAGTAACCCAGCCCCCATAAATAGGTTTTGCTAAATATAATAAATTTTTAGTTTGAGATTTATCTTCATATGAATTTATAATATCCATTGTATTCATACAAATTATTTTAAAAAATAAGATTCAACGAAAAAAATTATTCCATTTTAATTCCTGATCCTTTTTTGGGACCCTCTTCTTCAATACTATCCACCAGAATTTTCTTTATATTTGGATCAGTATCACTTAAATCCTTTTTCTTAATTTCTATTGTTTTCTTTTCCTCAGATCCTTTAGATTCTTTAGATTCTTTAGATTCTATAGATTCTTCAGATTCTTCAGATTCTTGAATATCAATTTCTTTTATTGATGATTTATCATGTTTTTCTGAATCCTCAATTATTTTTTTCATTGGATCTACTTTTCGTTCCACAATTATTTGTCTAACTTTTGACTTTGTAGGTTTCTTTTTCTTCTTTTTCTTTTTCTTACGCGTTCTTTTTTTACGATATCTTGAATAATTCTCTAATAAATTAGGTTCTTTTGGTTTTAATCTTAATCCCACATTCCCAAGTTTTCGTTTCTTTGTTTTCATATTATTATATTCTGTTATTTTATTTATGGAATATTTATCGGAGAAGAAATAAATGGTATCATTTTCCATATCACATATCCTATTATTACATCATAATATCTAAAATTATCATACAGATAAAATAAAAGAACTGTTACTATTAAAATAAACCATGATACGAAAAATATTATTTGAGAATCTCTAGGCTGACTTAAAATATAGGAAATATCATATAAATATACATCTTGTTGATTGTATAAATCACCTACATTCGGCTGATACCATAAAAAATTCAATATAGTTAAAGATAATAGTATCAAAACTATATAAACTATCTTTGCAAATAATTTTGTAATCATACTTTTATTATACTATAATATTATTAAAATGAATGAATTTTATGATAATATTGAAGAATTACAAGTTGGCATCGATGAAGCTGGAAGAGGATGTTTATTAGGTCCTGTTTTCACTGCTGCGGTTATTATGAATAATATTCATGAAAATCCTCCACCCTATAAAATAAGAGATTCTAAAAAGTGTTCGCCAAAAATTCGTAAAATATTAAGAGAATATATTGAAGAGAATGCGATCGCATACAATGTTCAATTAGTTTTAGAAAAAGATATTGATGAGTTAAATATTTTAAAAGCAACTATGAAAGGTATGCATTCATGTCTGGATGAAATCACTAAAACTATGATGATTGATAAAATATTAGTTGATGGATCTTATTTTCCATATTATACTGATAAAAATACATTTGATGTTATTCCTCATGTTTGTATCCCAAGTGGTGATGATAAATATTTAAATATCGCCGCAGCATCAATCTTAGCCAAAGAATATCATGATGAATATATTCTTCAATTATGCAATGATAATCCTATCTTAGATAACTATGATATTCGTAATAATAAAGGATATGGAACAAAATCTCATATAGAATCAATTAAAGATTTTGGTCCTACACAATGGCATCGTAAAAGCTTCAAACCTTGTTTTTAATCAGAATCAATCATCAAAGAAGTCTAGATTGAATTCCGGCTTATTGGCCGAGGCCTCCGCTTTTGCGAGCTCTTCTGCTTTCTTTGACGGAGACATATCCTTATAATTTAGTATTTTTCCACTGTATTTTTGTTCGAGTCTAGTAATTGTGCGAGCGTCGTCTTCCGCATCCGTGACCTTTCTAATCTCATCTTTAAGTTCAGTCGCCAGTTGTTCTGCAAGCGGCTTTGCTGGGTGGGCGATATCAAACCCCTCCAGCGCCGCTATATTCCCTTCCCTGAAAATCGTTTTCGCTGAGGCGAAGTCGTCCGCCAAGAACTTATCCTTTCCAGATTGTAATTTTTCCCCCGCATTCTCAAGAACTTGTACAAGACGTATTTCATTTTTTAGTTTAGACCTCAGATCTTTATCACTGAACTCCTCCTCCAACCCAGAATTAAACGAAGAAGTGGCATTTTCGTATCTCTTATCCTTCATAAAATTCTGCCCCTCCTCCATCTTCATCACCGCCTTCCCCTTTGCTATCCGCTGATGTTCTTCTTTTTCCGCCATCTTCTTTTCTGCAGCCGCTGCCGCCGCCGCCCCCTCTCTCGCCTTCGCCTCCTCCTCCGCCTTCGCCTTGGCCTCCGCCTCTGCTTTGGCTGCCTTGGCCGCCTGTTCCCTATCCTTAATTTCATTACTGATCCGTTCTTTTTCATTCCTATACTCAACCCTTAATTTTGTTACTATGTCGTGTTTTATTGTTTCGTATGTATCTAGTATTCTTTCTATCTTCACTATATCTTCTTCGGTAACTGTCTTTTCCGCAAACTTTTTTAACCACGGATCTATTTCACTATTGATTGATGCGATTCTGTCATCTATTTCTTTTCTTAATGCGTCCGGTTTCAAACCGACGGAAAGGGCCTCTTTTTTATGATTTTCCACTCTTTTAATTATTCCTTCTATTCTCTTCATTTCGTCGCTTAATAATTCTATTTCCTTTCTTAATAATTGTATTTTGGCTTGATCGGGCTGGTCGTCTGTTTCGCCCCGGAGAGCCTTCGACGTCGCGACGCGCGCGTCCTGCAGCTCCGCTTTCTTCCCTGTTATGGTCTCATGGAGTTCCGCTACTGCCATTTTGTGTCGTGCTTCGTTTGCCACATCGGTATCTATCTCTACCTCTTCCTGGTAGACGAGGCGCTTCCCTGTTCCATCTGGGTCCTCACCCTCATCCAAGTTCTTAGTCCACAGATCCTCCGCCTCCTTAACCTCTGCCATCATCGCCTCATTCCACTCCGGCGAGTGGTCCTTCGCGTCCCGCCCTTCTCTCCGCTTCACAACCCCCCCGGAGTATCTCCAAGGTACGTGAAACCGCACGCTGTTGACACGTTCTTCAGGGGTTTCTGCTACTGTTATTCTACTCCCCTGCACAGCAAATTCCACTCCTTCGCCCACCACCTCTGCCCCTGACCGCCTCTCGTACTCCATTAACCGATTAATCATGTCAGCCTTCGTGCCCTCGGCGCTCAGCCGGGCATCCTCGCAATGGCGTCGCAGCTGCGCCGGCGTCATCTCCTCATAACTCTCCAGCCGCTGAGGCATCCCAACCGTCATCAGAGCAAGCTCTTTCTCCCCCTCGGCCTCATCTCCAATGGGCTCTCGTTGGCGGAGGATACTTTGCAGTTCATCCTCACCAGTCAATTCAGCTCTGCGTCTGGCGGCTAGAGCGAACCTTGCGTCGCTCTTGCTGGAGACTACTTCATCTCTGATTTTGGAATACCACCCATCACCATGCCACTCACCATATTCCACCTGGTTATCCTGCCTTTCCTTCAGAAATTCTAAGTTTTGTTGTGCGACGTCATCTTCATAAGTTTCTTCGTGTCCAGGATTCTCATTTTCATTTAGTTTCCTTATAAATTTACCCCCCCGTTGTCTTCTTTTCTTATAAGATTTTCTTGTTCTTTTCTTATAAGATTTTCTTGTTCTTTTCCTATAAGATCTCCTTGATCTTTTCTTATAAGATCTCCTTGATCTTTTCTTATAAGATCCTCTTGATCTTTTCTTATAAGATTTTCTTGAATTCTTTTTACGATTTGTTCTTTTTATTCTTCTTTTCATTTATATTATATAATATAAAATATATTATCCTATAATAAAAACAGTAACTGATGGCTATTCTGTTCGCAACAAAAATATCTATACAACATTTTAATGATAAAAATGATAAAAATATCGTCGTAGAAGTGAGAGTTGGTGAAGATGGCACATGGCATGGCATTATTGTGCATCGGGATTATTGATGTATTCATTATAAGGATATGGAACAAAATCTCATATGGAATCAATTAAAGATTTGGGTCCTACACAATGGCATCGGAAAAGCTTCAAACCTTGTTTTTATTCAGAATCAGAATCATCGCCAAACATGTCGAGAGCTCCAAACGCCGCATCGGCCTTGGCGCGGGCGGCGGCGGCTGCGTCGTCGTCATCGGCTTCCTTTTTTTTGGACAGAAGCGCTTCCGCTTGGTCTGACGGAGACATACACTCATAATTTGGTATTTTTTCACTATATTCTCCCTCCAGCCTAGCAATTGTATCTTTCGCCTTCGCGTCGGTCACTGCATCTTCCAGCTCACCCATCAATTGTTCTGCAACATGACCTTCTTCCTTGCTTTCGGAAAAATTCTCCAGCTCCATCTTTCCTTCCTTTAAAATATCCCCCGCTTCGGCAAATTCGTCACTTGATAACTTATCCTTCCCAGATTTTAATCTTTTTCCCGCCGTCATAAGAGCTTTTACAAGACAAATTTTTTCTTCTAGTTCAGACCTCAGATCTTTATCGCTTAACTCCTTTGTTAATCCAGACTCAAACGAATTCAGCGCTTCGGCGTAATCCCCATCCTGCATAAATGTCTGGCCGCTTTCCAGAGCGCCAGCCGCAGCCGCCCGGGCCTCCTCCTGCTTGAGGCCCGCGGAGCGTGCTCGGCCCAGCTTGCCCCGCTGCATCGCGGCGATCCTGGTCGCCGCCGCGGCCTCCGCGGCCTTCTTTTCTGCCATCTTCACATCTACAATCTCTAATCTCTCCAGCAGCTCCTCCCTCTTCGCCGCCCTTTCCCTGGCTCTCTCCTCTAATCCTGCGATTTTCTTCCTTTGCTCAGCAGCCTTGGCTTTACGTTGCTCAGCAGCCTTGGCTTTACGTTGTTCCACTTCGGTTATTCTATTTTCCGTGGTCTGTATTTTGCCTTCTAATAATTCTATGGTTGCATCCAGCTGCGCGATTAACTCCGGCTCAAGGTCAAGGGCACCCACCTTCTCGCCCCACGCGGTGCTCAGTTTTTTCTTGAGGGCAGCGAGGTGATTTTTCAGAGTTTCTTCGTCGTTCGGATCTCCCCCAGGGTCCGGGTCAAGGTCAAGGGCACGCATCAGCAGTACCTTCTGCTCAGGGGCAGGGGCAATATGTCGCCTTAATATCTCTATATGAGTAGTACCTTCTTTATTTCTTGCACTATATTCTTTTTTAAGAAAATCATTAACTATATCACGAAATATTCTTAATATGAAAGTATCACCCCCAAGCCCGCCTCTGTTAACTTGTGTTAATTGTATCGGCTCATCCCCCTTAATACTTGATTCTAACTCCTTCTGTGTTTGACCGTAGAAAGGACATTTTAACATAACTAATTCATATAAACATACACCTAGCGCCCATAAATCTGTCTTTCTACCTACTCCCCACTCCTTACATATTTCAGGGGAGATATATAATAGGGTCCCTACCGGGTCAAACGCCACACCCTGTTCCTTCCCCTTATATGTAGGGGCACCCACTTCTTCCGCCTCAGACCACGGTTGTGCGAATCCAAAATCAGTTAATTTTACCCCGCCCTCGCCTATTAAGAAATTTGCAGGCTTAATATCACAATGAATAATATTTTGTTCATGAACAAAACATAATCCATCATACATATTTAAAAAATATGATGCAACTAGATCTAAATTCACACTGTTATCTTTCTTGGCCGTTTCTATAAATGTTTTTAAATCACCACCATTTACATATTCCATCATAATCAATGCTTTATAATCTTGAAATATAGAGTTCGCTCTGCTAAGAGATTCAACATCAAGAGGTTTACTTAACAATTTAACAATATAATTACTTCTGGAATCAGTTTCATGGGTGATATTACTCAATTGTTGGAGTATATTAATTTCATTCTCTATTTCCGAATCTGTTCCACCGGTGATAGCCTTAAGAGCTCTATGTTCCCCCCCCATATTTGTCACTAAATATACTTGGGCCATGTTGCCTTCCCCCAATATATTCGATATTGTCCACACACCCCCCCCGTCATCTATAATTTCAATACCATTCAAATTCCCACCTCTTTGATAGTATTTTTTATTAACATTTTTTATTTTAAGTCTCATAATAGTTGGTTTCTTATCTCTACGCTTAGATAATTTATTTCTACGCTTAGATAATTTATCTCCCTTTTGTTTATTCCTTTTCTTATAAGATTTTCTTGATCTTTTCCTATAAGATCTCCTTGATCTTTTCTTATAAGATTTCCTTAAATTCTTTTTACGATTTGTTCTTTTTATTCTTCTTTTCATTTATATCATATAATAAAATAAAATAAAATATATAATCCTATAATAAAACAGTAACTGATGGCTATTCAGTTCGCAACAAAAATATCTATACAACATTTTAATGATAAAAATGATAAAAATATTGTCTATGAACCCATTAAACGTAACGATGGACCCAATGAATATTCTATTTTATGGAATCAAATTCTTATTTCATGGATAAAAGGTATTATAACTGATGAAATATCATTAAGAAGACAATATGATGATACAATCATAGTAT